CAATCACGGTGATTGGTATAATCACAACGTCCAAAGAGCCCTCGCGAACAACTCGGTTAACTATAAAGAAAAACCAGATGTTGGTACTTTCATGCGAGAGTGGTTATCCCTCTACGACTCCAAGTCAGGAGAAAGAGGAATTTATAATGGAATGTCAGCCAAAAACACAGTTGAACAATTAAATGAAAGGTACAAAGATGGAGATGGAGGATTTATTACTAGACGAGTTGCCAGAGAGGACTTTGGTACAAATCCATGCAGCGAGATCATTTTACGGTCACGAGAATTCTGCAACCTTTCAGAGTGCGTTGTCAGACGAGAGGACACTCGCGAATCTCTCAAAGAAAAGGTTAGAACTGCAGCTATCCTTGGAACATTTCAATCAACCCTTACTGAGTTTAAATATCTTTCAAGGGAGTGGAAGCGGAACTGTGATGAGGAACGATTATTGGGAGTATCACTCACAGGAATAATGGACAATCCTCTTACCAATGGTACTAAAAAAGGATTAGATATATTATTAGAAGAACTCAGGACTGTTGCTTATGAAACTAATAAAGAATGGGCAGACAAGCTGGGAATTCCAGTTAGTGCAGCAATTACTTGTGTCAAACCTTCGGGTTCTGTCAGTCAACTGGTTGATAGTGCATCTGGAATTCATGCAAGACATAACCCATTCTACATTAGAACAGTAAGAGCAGACAATAAAGACCCTCTATGTAAACTCATGCAAGATATGGGATTTCCAAATGCGGCAGATGTGACAAAACCAGAGCATACGACAGTTTTCTCATTTCCAATGAAATCTCCAAAAGGAGCAATTTGTCGTATGCACAGGTCTGCACTTGAACAGTTGGAATTATGGAAAGTTTATGCAGAAAATTGGTGTGAACATAAACCATCTGTTACAATTTCCGTAAAGGAAGATGAATGGATTGAAGTAGCATCGTGGGTGTATGACCATTTCGATTCTATTAGTGGTATATCATTTCTTCCTTTCAGTGAACATGTATATCGCCAGGCACCATATCAAGATTGTACCGAAGAAGAGTACATAGAAGCCTTAAAGACTATGCCAAAATCTGTGGATTGGACAGAACTTTCAAAATACGAATCACAAGACTACACCATAGCAAGTCAAGAACTAGCATGTACAGCTGGAGGATGTGAAATAATTTAATACTGAAGTAACGGAAACAAAAGAAGAGCAAAGTAAAAAACACCAAAATAAGGAAAATGAATGCCCATAGATATTAAAATAAATGAAGATGACTATATACTTTATGAAATATTGTGTGATTACTGCGACAAGGAATATGTCATTAAATATAAAATGAAAGATGAAAACATCAAACAAGCTATTGAATGTTGTCCTTTTTGCAGCAATCTAATCGAAGAACCCACAGAGAGTGCTATACATGATGAAGAAGCTGGCTGGGATTGATTATTCACTAACTTCACCTGCAATATGTGTATGGAAAGGAACCGATGATAATAGACAGTTTAGTTTTGATATGTGTGATATATATTATTTGGAAACTGCACAACGACTCAAACGGGTCACCCCACATGAGATTTTAAATTTACACGCAGGAATATATCCAGAATGGGAAACAGAGGAACAAAGACATGACCTACTTTCAGATTGGGCTATGAGTAAACTTGATGGATGCCAAGTATTCATAGAAGGATATGCATTTGCCACTTCTGGTAAATCTTATGTTCGTTCTGTTGCAGAAAATTCTGGATTACTCAAACATAAAATGTATAAAGCAAACCAATCTTTCACATCAATACCTCCCACAGTTATTAAAAAATATGCCACAGATAAGGGTAATGCTAATAAGGAATTAATGTGTGATGCATTTTATGAAGAATCTGATACTCCAGCAAACCTTCAAAAAATCCTCAGACCGAAATCGTCCAAATTAACAAATCCTACAACTGATATTATAGACTCTTATTGGATATGTAAATATGGTTGGGAAAAGATAAATAATACGACGCCAAGAGCAATTCTTCAACAAGGAAGCTGATGTTGGAAATACACAAAACCAAAAATAATCTAAAAGGGGTGTGATTTGATGGAACTTAAAATTGATAATGATATAAGAAAAATGAGAATAATTAATTATTTAGACTATATGGATGATAAAAGTTTACAGGAAATAGCTGCAGCTTTATATAATTTGTCTAAAAAAAGACAAGAAAATAGAAATAGTGAGAGGATGCAGGATGAATCAGAAAAATAAATATGAAAAGTTATCAGTCAGTTTATATCCAAAAGTTAGACAGCAAGTAGTGGACAGAATATCAACATTTGAAAAGGTTATTGAAGATCATACTGCCGCACAAAAAGAAGCTCTAAAGCTGGTCTATGAACAGTTGGAAGAAGCAAAAAATGATTTGAAATATTTGGATGAAGTTAATTAAGAAGAAAAGCAAAAAATAACTTGACAACTGGTTGTCAAATGTGTATAATAGTAGTTGAAAGAGTGAGGAAGGGTTCTTCACCACTAACCCAAATGAGATTATATTATGAGAGAAGATATTGAAAAAGTTTTAGATGCCATGAAGGCAGATTATTATGAGTGGTCGATCACGAGAGCAGAATTGACGGGAGGATTTGAATCTGCATCAGCAAGAAACCACGCCGAAGAGTCTGTCAAAGCCTATAACGAAGGATTGACTATTAAAGAAAACCGCAGCTATTGGAAGATCATTTCCAAAAAAGCAGGCGGGACTTCGGTCAACGGTTTCATTGTCAAAGAAGATGAAACAGGTTTCCGAAAAGGTAAATCTTTCAAAAAAGGTGATTTGTTGATGGCGGCAGGTTGGAATGCCCCCGCAAGAAATTTTGAACGGGGCAATCTTTATTCATCCACAGATTTTGTCATTAAACGGAGTTGTCGTTGGACTGGAATCGGATAGAGGAGATATGTTATGAGTACAAACGCTTTAATAGGAATTGTCAACAATGACAATTCACTTACAACGTCATATCTTCATTATGATGGTTATCCAGAGGGGGTAGGGAAAACACTACTTTCCCGTTACGATAAAGAAAGTACGGCAAGACAAATATCGGAAATTGGATACATGTCATCCCTTGAACCAACATTTGAGAAGACCAAAGAAGGTTCAGTCCACATAGATGATGGAGAAGACCCGATTGTGTTCGAACATGTATTGGCGATAGACCTTTATATGCAAAATCACATAAATTTAGAATATGGGTATTTGTTGCATCGGGATGAACAGTGGTGGTTTGCGAAAAATCATCCCAAACAAATAATTTGGAAAAAACTTGACAACAGTACTCAATTACTGTATAATAGTACATGAAGAGTGAGAAAGGGTTCTCATTCATTTAAAAACTCAAATGAGATTTGATTATGATAAAAGATGTGAGTGAAATGAAAACAAAGATAGAGATTGATTTGACAGGATCAGAAGGTAATGCCTTTTCTTTGTTGGGCCGAGCAAAAAGATTTGCCGGGGATTTGGGTCTCGATGTAAACGCTATTATTGATGAAATGATGTCTGGCAATTATGAAAACTTGGTTGGTGTATTTGACCGAGAATTTGGTGATTATGTAACTCTCTATCGATAAGGTGAACATGGCTTATATTACAGCAAGTGAAACAAAATCAATCCGAAATGCACTGAAAGCGAAATTCGGAAAAACTCTCAAATTTTCAGTGAGAAATTCCCACCACAGTTCAGTTAATATTAATCTCTTAGAATCTTCTGTTTACAATTTAGAACCAAATCCAGATTATGATTGTAACGAAGGTAACGGATATGGTTTCGGGCAAGTTTCTCCTTGGATGACTCCTAAAGATCAAGTTGAAAATTTATTAAAGAAAATAGATTTGATTGCTAAGAATGCTCCCGCCAAAGATGGTGGCAAAGAATGGTACGACAATTCCGACATGATGACAGATTATTTTAATACAGCGTATTATGTGTTTACCAATATTGGAAAGTGGAATAAACCTTTTAAATTTACAGGAACAAAATGAGATTATTGGCAATTGGTGCAACATTGATTTTGATGGCGGGGAAATTGGTCCCCTTTGGAGGATTGGAAACAATTTCTTGGTGGTTAGTGTTTACACCCATGATGATTTGGTTAGGTGTTATTGTGAGTATATTGTTATCCATGATAGTAGGAGTGATGTTGTTTGACTCGAAATCAAAAATATCAATCATTAAGGATGAAATTTCCTCTTTCATAAAACGAGAAAGAAATTAAAGAT